GGAAGAAACGCAAGCCGCTCTTGAGGGAGAAATAGCAAAAGCAAAAGCAGCACCAATTAACATTAGTGCGCCAACCGTAAATACTGTTAATGAAGCACCCAAGACAGAAAATAATGTAAATCAATCGATAGCGCAGAGGGCATTTGGCTCAACAGGTGCTCTTGCAGGGGGCATGGGTTATATGGCAAGCGGCATAGGCGAATGAGAAAAACCCCCACATTTCTGTGGGGGTTCTCTGTGTTACTCTTCTGCGAGTTTCTCAAAGTATGACATTGCGTCATCATCAACCTCTACGGTAGGGGCTGGTTCTGGTTTAGTGTCAACCTTGATTGTTGAACTTGGTTCATCTTCCATCAAAGTCTGAACTGTGGTATTAGCAACGACAGTGCCAGACAGAACCGCATCCAGACGAGTCTTCAACTCATCATAGGACTTGAAGTTAGTGGGAGATGTGAAGTCAGCAAGAGAATATTGCTTACCATATATTCCCTCTAGTGCATCGTCATCGCCTTCAAGTAGTGCAGATTTATTATCGAACGATGACAGGTCATAGTTCCAATATCCATCTACCTTACGCAACTTCAGTTTGAAGTTTGCACCTTCCCAAAAATCAAAAGGGTTGACAGGTTCAGCGTCAGGAAACGGAGGCTGCATTGCTTCCATCACCTTATCAAAAATCTTCTTACCAAAACGGTATAGAAAAACTTTACCCTCATTTTCTGGATTTGATGCATCACTCACAACATAAATGTTAGAGTAATATTGCAGCTTACGCTTCTGCTTACGAGCAATCTCTTTATCAGACTCAATACCAGAGTTCCAGAGTTTAGAGTTATACTCCGATACAGGATCGTTGTTGCCGAGAGTAGTCAATGAGTTCTCAATAAACCACTGACCAGTTGGACCTTGGAAAGCGTGGTTCCAAAGTTTCACCCAAGGAAGGTCTTCACCCTTTGGTGCGGGCAGGAAACGAATGACGGCATAACCATTGCCGGTCTTATCCATCGTAGGTTTCCAAAGACGTTCATCAACGTAAGACTTCTTTTCTAGGGGGGCAGATTCTTTCTGGGCAGCACCCAATAGTGAATCCAAACTATTCTGTTTCTTCAATGCAGCAAACGACATTGTATTCTCCTTATGTTTAAATATGTTTCGTATGTTAAAGTATGTTTAAATGTATCATTATGTAATAAGAATGTCAATACTCCTTTATTTATAATCTTCCAATAATAGCTCTTTACAGAACTCCTTCTTTTGACAAGTGCGTTACATTGGAATGGTAGTCTTGCACTGTCGAACCATGCCAACTCTTAGTGCCTTTTATTTTGCAGTCTACCCAGTGAAATTTTCTACTCTTATACTTGTCAAAAATCTCACTCATTTGGTTCATCCAGTTGACAGGATTGAACCCTTTCGCATCTGCGGGCAAATAGTTGTCTGTCCCTTTGTATATGTTATTGAGTGATTCATTGTATGTGCTCAAATCAAACCCCAACATATAAATGTCTTCTGCATCCTGTTCGTGACATGCCAGTAATAAAGCCATATTACCAGCTGATAGATTAGGATTGCCTACATCTTTAATGTTGTCATTCTCATTCACATAGGTGATCCAAATACCAACATCTTTTTCCATCTTGAGTTTAAGGTCATCCATGTCTAGACTTGGATGCATCTTCATCATATATTCAACAGTCTCATGAACCGTTGCAGGGTCTTTGCCAGATATAACACATTGATCAGTTTTATTCTCACTCCTATGAATAAATGCATCTGGTATATCAAATCCCATGAGCATCATATCAGCAACCTCTGATGGAACAATACTCCAGTTTGAGAAATAACACTTTCCCGTGTACCCAGAGTCATATATTTCCTGTTGCATTGCATAGTCCATAGCAACAAGACTATCTGGCATTGCGTCACGGTAAACGGCATTGCAGCCCCATGTCTTCACATCGTCCCATTTAGTATCTGGGTTATACCAAGACCGAGACTCACCGTTTCCCATGACAACAGCTTTACTCATGACCGTAGAGCGTCCCAACTTGCGGGAAACAATTCCTCTGATAATTTATCAATACGGTCAGCAATCATCTGTGTCTCTACCTGTGCATCTGGTTTACACCGCAGATTGCATACACGGGCAAACGCATACAGTGTGCCACTCCAATACCATTCAGTCATCATTGACTGTGGAAGAACAATACGAGCCTGTTCTGGACATACGCCTCTTCTCAAGAGCTGTTCATATGTCCACTTTGATTTACGCAAAATCTGATCATAATCATCAACCATAGAACGGCCGCATCCAGCGGGGGGATTAATATCAATCTCAATGTCAGAAGAACCTTGTTTTTTATCATCAGCTTTTCCTCGCCAAATTAACGGCGTGTAAAACTCTGGCTCCTCATCAACATATCGCCTTGACACCTCATTCCATGTCAAACCAATCTGATGCTTGACTAACTGTCTTGCGACAAACACAGGTGCTTTGATATGAAACTGCAAAGATGCATGACCAAAGGGACTCCAATGATTATGCTTTGCGAGATAGTTAATCAGTTTGGTGTCCTTATCATCATCAAAATTTTCATGCACCTTTGCAAAAGAAACACGGGCAGCATTGACTACCGACAAATCACTTCCCATACTATCGACTAATGTAACATCCATCACTTCAATAAATCCTCATGTTTTGCTTGTTTTTCTCTTCTTATGTTATTTAACTCTGCTCCAGTTTCTTTCTCTTTGAAAATATTATCTATCCATTTTCTAAACCATCTAAACATAATCACTCCTTTAAAAAATGGTGCCGGCGGTAAGATTTGAACTCACGACCTGCTGATTACAAATCAGCTGCTCTACCAACTGAGCTACACCGGCACACATCCCTGATATCCTACCGTCGATTACGGCGAGGACGAAACCCTGACGGGCGTTGAGTTGCGAGAGTTTTTACTCGCTCCTTCAACTCCTCGTTGGCTTTGACCAACTCGGCATTATCAAAACCAAGCACTTTAACTTGGTTTTCCAGTTCTTTTACCTTGGAGGCAAAAAAACCTTCTTCACGAATGGCCGGGTTGCCATCCAGATGCATTGTTACTTCCATTTGAAGTCTCCATTGCAAGAGTTGCTGCCATCAGTCCTGACAGTTGAACATAATCTAATATTATCATAACACATTGTATAATGTCAAGTTCCTATATAGGTAATTTTGCTTGTCTTGGTAAAAAATTTAACTCTCTGGCATCGGCCTCAATTTTTTCTTTGAGTGCTTTTGAGATTAGGGGAGAGATGCCTTCTAACTCTAGTCCTTCTTTTTCGCAATACCAGAGAACAGCATCCATGTGAGAGATTTTCTTTTCTTTAACTATATTTTCAATATTCATACAAAATGTCTTTGGTGAGTTTAATAACATATTTCATCCTAAAAAAAGTTTGGGGGCTAACCGTAGACCCCCACGGATGTATTACGGCATCACCCGTTAGACATTACGCTGTGCGTAGTGCCTTGTAACCAGCTGCGATAACCGCACGACTTGCAGTACCGAGGCTATACTTATTGTATACCGTCTTCTCACCACCAAAAAGGCTTGTGCGTTTATTTAGATAAACAGGATATCCCTGCATACGCAACGAACTAATAAGTGCCCGAACATTCTTGACACCATAGCGAGATGCAATCTGCTTTGCCGTAAGTTCTGCTCCACCTTTAAGTGCCGAGATGACTTTTTCGGATTTAGATATTTTAGTTTTAGTAGCCATAATATAATTTCTCCTTATTCATGACAATTTCAAAATGGTGGAGCATGTAGGAATCGAACCTACGACCCCCTGCTTGCAAAGCAGGCGCTCTCCCAACTGAGCTAATGCCCCACTTAAAGTGGTAGGTTATTCTGTTGCCAAGGAACCTACCGAAACTCCGAACACTTACTGCTTACGCAGCAAGAGCCATAGGTGCAAAATTATCGTTTGCATTTACTGTAATAACCTATAAGGTGGTCAATCCACAATTCTCCACTTCTCTAATTAACACCTGTCGAACCTATTTCGCCCCCATCAAAAGAAGACTAGATATATTATCCCGGCAAGCAAGGTTATGTCTGCACATATACTCCAAACGATATATGCTCTAAACATCCACTTACTTACCCTTTGTACTAGAGGGTTCTTCATCTTGACCCCCTATCAATACCTGTTCCACTATAATCTCCTTTTGGTGGAGGCGGGGGGTATTGCACCCCCGTCCAGTATGTCTTTCAATCTGTTTCATCAAACTGTATTATATTTATACCATGCGGGAATATATTTGTCAAGGACTAAATTGAGGTTTCTTCAGATTTTTTTTCTGATACAAATTTACCAGTTGCAAGCACCCAACCTAGAGAATCTTGATCTGCATTACCAACTCCCAAAACAACACTTGCTCTTCCGGCATGGTCTTTATAGTGGACTAATGCTCTCTGCACTAGAAACCGCATAGACCCTTCAAAACTTATACACACACCCATCATAATTGATTGGCTCATTGTCATTAAGACAAGTTCTTCAGACTTGACATCTGCATGAACGATTTCCAAAATTGATTTTTCATCTTTACAAACAAGTCCCACTGAGATTAAGTCGCCAGCCGTCCACTCTCTACTGTTATCTGCTGTAGCACTAGGAACGCAAACCAAACTGATAAATACGCTTATGAGGGCTATCATTAGATACTTCATTTTTCTCTCTCCATTCATTGATGGTTTCGATGAGAGGCTCAATATAATCATGTTTTTGTTTTATAAATTCTTGAACGGTTCCGTCTTCTGTGACCACAAGAATCACTACTTGTTCTACGATTATGCCGGTTCTCTCACCAAACATTTCTGCGTAGGCCGACCCTTGAATGTAGTAGTTTTCATTCCATGCATCAATACGTTCTTTAGTTGACGTTTTGAAGTCGATAATTGATAACTTACCTTTGTAGTCAGCAATGCAATCAACTCGGCCTGCTACTTTATATTTATCACTGTAGAGTCCTGCTTCTTGTGCATATATGTGGTCAATGTGACACAGTGCTTGTTCCCTAAAAACCTTAAACAAAGCATATGGTAGAAAATGTTTCTTGTGCTTATCCCACTTATCAGGCCATTCAAGATGCACATTGTTTAGATAGTCCTCACACATGTGATGAACTTTTGTGCCTCTTGCAGCAGCAGTTCTTGCAATGTGATTTGCAACATCTTCACCAACACGCTTACGCCACTCAAACAGTCCTTTTTTATTACGGACTGATAGAACAGTAGTGATGGATGGATACTTGTTACCTTCTGGTGTTTCGTATAGACGAACACCGTCAGTGGTCTTTGCCTTAATCTCTGGTAGAGAAACGGGATTGTGTTTGAATATTTCAGATTTCATTATGCTAATGCTCTAACTCTTTCTACTAATCTGTCTGCTCGATTAGTCACTTGACGATACCATGTGGAATCAACCATCTCATCTGCGGCGGCATTCCAATCACGGGAATCCACACCACGCTTCATACCCTTGAATTTACTCAAACGAGTGCGGCCCATGTTGAACATCATATTTGCAATTACTTGTTGAGCTTCTTCCGGCAAATCATCGAAGTCTGGGTAAAGGATGTTGCAGTCTGACAAGACGCTTTGGACATCCGACTCGAAGGCTTCAACAACTCTATCGGCAGAGACAGATGTTCCGACCGATTGACCGTGCTCGGCGTCAGATTCAATGACCAAATGACCAATACCAAAAGTAGCATAACCAAGATGATCATTATAAATTTCGCATACGCATCCTTCATCAATTTCCAGTTGTTTTCTAAGTTTATCAATATCCATATTTATTCTTCCTCTTCAGCGGGAAACATGTTTATGTTTGCAGATAGACTTCTGCGCTCCCCTTCACCAGTGAAAGGCAGCACGCTATGATTCAACCAAGATGGGAACATCAATAACTGTCCTATCTCTGGTTTAACATATTGCTCTGTGCTTGGTTTTAACTTCTTTATATCAGTTGTAGTGTTAGTTCCCCAACAAAAACGAGTGTAACCATCGGTCACACCAGAGGCACCTGTAAGTGATGTAGAACCTAAACTACCATCCCCACTGGAGATACCCATTGGAATTGTCAAGTACATGATACAAGATAAACCAATGTCGGCATCAGATGGATGATCATGTTCTGGATTATAATCTCCAGCGTAACTACGATTGACCCACATAGATTTTACTTTTGGATTATATTTCTTTTCATTACCTGTTATTGAACGATCAACCCATCCATTGTTATCAGTCACAGCATCAGATTCAGCATGTCCCATATATTGATTAGCCAACCTACACAAGTATTCAGCAAATTGTTCCCCAACATCATCGTCATCATGAGGAAAAATTAATTGAGCAGAATTTTCATGATTTTTAATTTGACCAACTAAACTACCAGACGCATCTATATTTTTATCAAATACACTTTCCTCAAGGTAATCATTAAGCTCTTTTGCAATTTCAAAACCAAAGTTACATGACATTAGAGTTAATGCCGTTTTTGTGTTGTATGATATTTCCATAATATTTACTCCAAACCAATTCCCATTTTTGTCTTGTTGATTAAATAACTTCGCACAAAGCCAGACCTTACAATATCACCAATCGTAAACTCTGTGCAATTAAATTCTTTCATTTCCTCTAGGATACGCATAAAATCGTGTAGTCCATTTTTTTCATTGTTCTTAATTAAATCTGTTTGACCGAAATCTCCACAGAACATAATCTTAGAATCTTGGCCTACCCTAGTGATAATCGTATCTAATTCGTGAAAGTTTAAGTTCTGACATTCATCTACTATAATGATACTATTATCAAATGTCAATCCCCTTAGAAAAGAAGTTGACAGAAAATACAAACTACCCTGTGATTTTAGTTTATCATACAAACCATTGAATGCCTGTTCATTAGGCATCTCAAACATAAATTGAACCATATTTCTATATGGCACTTGATACAGTGCAGATTTATCCTCTTCGTCGCCTGGGAGAAAACCAATTTCTCTAGTTGGAATGAGTGACCGAACCAAAATAACTTTATCGGCTGATTTCTTCAAATCCATAACTTCTTGTAGAGCAAGATACATTGAGACAAAAGTTTTTCCTGTCCCTGCTGCACCAAACAAAAATTGGTTTAGTCCTTTCTTCCATGTGGAAAAAATTTCTTTTTGATTGTCTGTGATTGGTTTAATCGTAACCAAATCGTTCATGTTTATTTCTTTGTTTTTCTTTGAGGCCATTTCTTTCTCATTCTTATATTTTATATTAAGGTGAGGGGAGTGATCCGGGCACTCCCCTCTGATGCATAGGCGGATTGACTTCCCAGCTTACATAGACGCTGTGCATCGGTGCTGAAGTTTGATGTTCTCGCCTGCACCATTTCTATTTATTTAGATTATCTAATTTACTTTTATATTTTTTAGTAACTTTGGTAAATGAATCCTTCGCCTTTCTTTGACTAGCAGTCCTAGATGTCCCATACTTATCTGCCATAGGAGACAAAGGATTATTATCAGCGATATTTCCCATTACATCATTAAACCCAGAATCAGTTTTAGGACCAACACCCATCATATGGTCACCAGCAATGGCCACTGGTTGATACACTCTCTCCGCCTTTGGATTATTTTTTATATAATCATCATATTCCGATATGAGCATGGTTACATCATATTCTATTCCAGCTTCTGCATTCATAAAGGTGTACGTTGGCATTATTCTTCTCCTGTAGTCTCATTTGCTTTTGGATTGCCTTCATTCATAAAATTAGGACAAAATCCAGCATACATGTTTGCAGACATAACTATTCTTTTATCAAAAGTATCATTTGTGTAGTGAATCAAGTTTGATGGAAAAATTAACATGTCTCCCTCTTTGCATGGTATCTTTAATTTATTCTGATTAAATGATGGTGCCTCATCAGATAAAAAAGACAAACTAGTTTCCTCACCACCTGTAGACAGATATAGGGCACAAGAGTAATAATTGGGATACTCTATATGACGGTGTGGTTCAACAAAACTCTTATCTTTGTAATGAGCCACCCATGAATTGAATGTTGCAAACACATAGTGAAACATGCTGTTGTCAAAAAATGGTGGTTGATTTTGATTTGGGTGTGGATAGTTCAATCTTGTCCTGATGCAGAAATTCGCATGGTCCATAATCTTATGGATNATTGGAGCGACACTATCTTCAGTATGAAGTTCCCAAATTGTGCGCCTAACATTACTGAGGTTATCTTCAATATCCTCGTCAAGCATATCTTTCGTGGCTTCAACTAATTCTTCACATGTTTTCTTTTCAATTGATGTTTTTAGAATAAAGTCATTTTTCATAATTGGGACATATGAAAATACATTATGAGATGTCATTATATACTCCGTTAAAATTTAAATTCCAATTGGTCCTGGCTCTCTAATTGGAAAATCTTGTCACGCTGCTCGTTGATTGTTTCATTAAGAATTTTTATTCTCTTGTATGATCCCTGCAAACTCTCCTGTAATTGGTAAACCTCGTTCTTTAAGAAATCAACCTCATTGAATTTTGCTGAGATTTTGGTCTTTTCTTGATCGTCTAATTTGAAATGAAGAGAGTTATACACTGGTTGTTCCTCTTTGAGTCTCCGAGCCATGTAGTCCCAATACGGTTCTCGCTGCATCGTATTTCTCCACAAAAAATATTGGGCTTTCTCGTTTGGTCCACTTTGCAAATCCTGATTTCTCTAGTATATAGTAGTTCTGATATGCAAGAACTGTGTCCTCACCTTTACAGTAGTCAGGCATACACTGGGGTGGATCAGTAAACTCACCGTCACCAACGAAATCTGGCGCATTGCACAATGGATCAATTAGACGCTCTGTGGCATGTCTCTTACCATAACGATGCGTATATTCTTTCATAAGAGCGCACATGTGTTGCCACAACCAATCATAGTTGTCCTCGGATGAACGAACCCAAATGGTGCTTGGGTGATTCTTGTGAGCCATCTTGTATAGGCCCATCTTGTCAGCATACTCATCACCATCACAGACACGATGTGCGGTGCATAACATTTGAGCAGACTCAAGTATCATCTTGACAACGTGTTTGTCACATGACATTTGTGCAGCGATTATGGGGTCACGGTCTAGATAGAATATATTCATAATATTGCCTTCAGTAAAACAGCAGTTAAAATAATTTGGGTTAGGATTATAACACCAGCTATTAAACCTTGTGTTATGGGGCCAAAATGTATTTGATAAAAGATATTCATTCTTCTAAACACTCCTTTACTTTCTCAATAAGATTATCAAAGGTAGCATAACAACCACCTACCCATTCGCCATCTTCAAACTCACGAATATCAAGATTACCACCTGGCTTAGTTTGTCCATCAATAGACAATTCACCACTTTCCATTAACGATATTTCAATATGTCTCATTTCTTNTCCCAACGATAAAAAATGTGGTCACCAATCTCTGTAGTCCTTGTCTTGGTTTTTGCCCAAGATGGTTTGACATAATCAGCATGGTAGTGTGTAGCACCATCAGTTATATCAACGAACTTTATACCATTATGCATGATTAGATTAGCAAAGTCAAGTATCTTTTTGTAAGATTTTTTATCTTTTACCTCATCCGATTTACCATCACAATACCAACTGAACTGACACTTATTTCTGATAGGAATAGGCAGTCCAGTTTTCCATGATTTTTTCATATGTGCCTGAAGAACCACCTCACACACGGTGTTTGGAAACCTTTTATCATTCACTCTATTAAGAACAACAGCAGATACAGCAAGTTTCCCTGCCGTGCCTTGATCCCTTGCCTCATGATAAATATTCACAGCGAGGCATTGAACATGCTCTTCTGAACTGTAAGTCTGTTTTTCGTTTAACAGTTCAATAGGCGAGGAAACAAACAGCAGTCCAGCAGTTATAAGTTCCTTCATTCGCCAAATTTCCTTTCAAGATACTCTTCAGCATATTTTTTTGATACGGTGGTTTTAAAATACATACCAACATCTTCAACCACTTCATCAATGGTGAACTCAGAGTCTCCACCATAGAAGTATCCATCACAGAACTCTTCGACATCCATCATGTAGTTTTTCATATTACTCATATCCATACTCCTTCATAAAAGTTCTAGTCAACGGACCCTGCATCTTGTAAGCCTCAACTTCCCAAGGTTGTTTCTCATATGCAGTGTCACCATAGTTGCGATATTTGCCATCCTTGCACTTCCACAACTGCTTATATCCACCCCGAAACTTATCTTTCATTCGGCCAGTAGCACCCTGCCAAACATGAACCATCTCATGAATGATACACTCAATGAACTCTTCTTTAGAAACAGACCGGCTCAAACGATGATCAATCTCAATAATATAGTCACGATCATCGTCACCACGATAACAGAACCCTTGAGCATCATCCTCAAAGGTCTTAGTAAACTTAACATCAATATCCAGAACACGATGGCGAGGTAAAAGCATATCCATGCACCACCAGACAATCTCATCTGCTAGTTCACGGTCTTTCTTTAGACCACCTGTTACTTCAATACCAATCATTTAAGCATTATCCTCAAATAATTCAATACCAGAAAATAGAGTGAATCCGTCAATGTTAGGGATTTTGACCATCACCGCAAGGTCGATACCAGCTTTGGTACGAACATTCTCAATACGACCTCTACCAAGAGGCGTATCAATGAAGTCGCCTTCGGCACCCCAAAGGTCTTCCATAAAGGTCTTGAGTTCTGGTGTAATATTCATATCAACCTCGTTTGTTTGTTTTCTCACTATACACATTGTCGCATATAGTGATGGCAATGTCAAGAAAAAAATCACACATTAAGTCATTGATTTATAAGGACTCCGAATCTTTTTTTGACCTCATTTATTGGCGATATCCAATCTTGAGGTGTTTTTTGTCTAGAAATCGACACTGATTCGTACCAAGGGCTGTAGTTCATATCGTGAGTGAACCATCTCCAATCAGCAGAGTAGTGTAGTAGAAGGTGTGTAGGAACCCCTAAAGCACCCCCCACATGCGTCATAGCCGTATCAGTGGACACTAGAAGGTCACATTGAGATAGTATGTCCACAGTGTCAGTAAAGTCCTGTATCCTATCACCGACACGCACCACACCATCAATATCGTGTTCAGAATCCTTCTGTATGTTGATAAAGTTAATCTTGGGGTTGTCACATAGATTTTTGATTAGGTCAAGAGAGATACTTCGCCTTGAGTCTTTCTTGGTTGCCTCCCATGCAATTGCAACATTCATCCTGTCACTTGATAGGCCCCAATCCTTGTTGGATGTTTTTGCGAAGTATCCCTCTGCAAGTGGTATATCATCAAAGGTGGTTTCAATCAGTCTAGGAACACTCATCAACGGAACCCTATAATCAAGGTCAATCACATATTCGTTAATACTNTCTAACACATCTATATCATNAAAGGCATGGCTATTTCTAATCACTGGAGCNAGTGCGTCATAACACAAAAAAGTAACATCACCACTCAACNGTGATAGCTCTGGTAAATATCTACTGAACTGAATATTNTCACCAAATCCCTGCTCACTGTAAACCAATATGTTTTTACCCTGTGGATTCTGGCCTTCCCACAACTCTATATCAGACAACCTATCTTTATTGACATCGAAGTTTTGACCAAGACGCCATGCACCACCCGATTGCAAATCAACACATTCAAAACCATTTTTGAAATCACGCAACTTGAGGAAGTGCATTCCAATATTGAGATTAACTCTAGAGCAGTCGTATCC